CCGCGCGCGGCCTTGAGTTCGGTGACGTCACGACCGACGCCAACCAGAGCGAAGATTTCGCTATCGTCGCCGTGCAGCGGCGCGATCGTCGACGCAAGCCACTTCGTCGCGCCGGAAGAATTGACCACCGACTCTTCCCGGTCGAACACCGGCTGTCCGCTGCGCAGGACATGCCGCTCGATCGCGCGAGAATTCTCGGCGGTCTCTGGAGCGTGGACATCGAAACCGGTCAGACCAATCATGTCGCTGGTGTTCTGCCGTCCTCCCAGCTTGGCAATCAGAAACGCAGGGAAATTGGCCAGCATCCCCGCATCCAGCGCCATGCGCCATGCCGCAGTCATCGCCGCAGTCGAATTGCCGAGAATGTTGAGCAACCCGGTTCCGTAGAAGCCCGGACCCGGAACGTAGGGGTATTTGACGTACATCCCCTTGCGCTGGCAGTCATCGTCCTCGGGCTTCCAATCCCGGCGAACCGCCAGAATGACTTGGCTGTCTTTGTCGATTGTCACCAGATACGGCAGGGCGATGCCCTTGTCCTTGAACTCTGGCGGGGCAAATTCATCAAGAACTAGCTCGCATTGGGTTTCCCACAACGTATAGGGCTGGTCCTCAGGCCGCGCCTTCGCCGTCGCAATACCCTGAATTGCCGCCGTCTTCTCATCCACCACGTTCGGTGTAGCGGACGGCGGGGTAAGCGTCACATCGCGGTAGAACCCCTTCATCTGATAACGCTTCATCACCGACTGGCGCATTGAAATGACGTGAGTTATCCGCTCGCAGGCTTTCAGATCAGTCGCAGCATCCGAAACGATGAAATCCTTGATATCGACCTTTTCCGAGGTCGGACGCTTCTTCATCGGGTGCATGTAGACTTTTTTGATACCCGCCCCGCCAAAGAATGTTCCCCATAGCAGCATATGGGACGTTTCCGGCGCATACTCCGTCGCAATCGACGTGAGATAGTAGTTCATATCCCGTTCGAACGCGTCGGCTAGATCGTCCTGCCCCTGATCCGGGTCATCCCCGATATCCTCAACCTTGCATGGGCCTTCAGCCGGCAGGAATTCGGCCTGCGCATTGGCCCAGCCCTTCAAGATGGCATCCAGCAACAGCGGATTGGTAACAACCGACATACCGTCCATCGCCGCAGAGCCGTCGCCTGATCTCGGGTCTTCGATCTGCAACCCAAGCAAGTCCATGCCCTTGGCACGGTTGGCGAGTGATTCGCTGCGGGAACTATCGTCGGCCTGGATAGCCTCTACCAGTTCATTGGCTATCGTCAGGAGCCGCCCATCGCCAATCTTATCGGAAAGGTTCTGGTAGAACTTGGCGGGATCATCGTTCTCGGGATCGGATTGAGCTTGCGGATTGAGTTGGACAATCACGCCACCGTCGTCGGTATCAATTTCGACCGCGCCGGTCACGGGATCAACGCGGACGGTATCGGGACGATCTTCAATGATATGAACGCTGATGTCGCTTAATGCTGCTTCGGCCAAGGCTTAACCCCCAATGAGGTATCGAAGCCCGACAATTACCACGGAAACCAGCAAAACCATACCCGGTATGTAAACCCAGCCCGGAAACCCCCGCTTCTGCAAGATAAACCGGCGCGGTGCCTCGCTGGAATAGTTCTCAATGGCCTCTGCCTCGCCCTCAGGAACGTCTCGAAGCGTTCCGAACTCAGTCTCAATGGTGTATGTCGGTTTGCGCCAGTGGGTCATTTCCCATCCTTGATCTGGATTGTAACCTCGTACCCCAGCGATCCGGCCCAGTTGCTTAGAAGTTTCAACGTCGGATCATGCCTGCCTAGCTCATACTTCGAAAGCTGGTTTTGATGGCCGCCGAAAATATTAGCCACATCTTCCTGCGAAAGCTTGGAACCAATGCGGATATCTCGCAGCTTCCGAATAATGGGGTGGATATTGTCAGTCATTCGTTCGCTGCATTATTTTGCCTTCCGTCCGCTCATGAATGCCGCCCATAACTGCTGAATTACATTGCCGCCGGATGGAAGATGCGTATTGCCGCCGCGCTCGTATTCTTCTTTGATGAGACGGTTAAGGAACTTGCCAACCTCAGACTTGGCGACAGCATCATGCATTTCGGCGGTTAGCTTCACCGCACCTTGACCCGCTTCAGAATGGTCTCCTTAGCAACATCAATCCCAAGGTTCATCTGCGCCGCATTGTTGCCGACCGATGCCACGCCGTAGTCAGTCGGTCCGCCGGCAATAACTACCAGCCACGACATATTGCCCTTCTTGGCGCTCGCCAACATGCTTTCGAGCAGTTCAACGCATTCGTTGCCGCCGTCCGGCATAATGTTCGGCAGGATAAGCGGGCCTTGGCCGGTGATGATGCGGGGCTTATTTGCCATCTCGGATTTCCTTTTTGATGTCGGTAAAGGGGCGTTCGATGTTGACTGCGCCTGCTACGGCGCGGAGATGCTCGATGGTGGATCGCAATCGGTTGATTTCGTCCATGGCATCACCAACCAAGACGCGGTTTTTGTCATCGTCCGGCAAGTATGAGTACCACTCATACAATCTAACGGTAATATCAGTCATGTTGGTCACCCTCCAAGTCCATCACTCTGTTGCGAAGCTGCTCAATGGTGGCGCGGAGGCGGGTGATTTCATCGGCGGCTTCCGTCATGTCATCGCGAAACCGCGTAACCACGTTGGTGATAGATTCACCTTCCTCCATGCCTACGGGATTTTTCAGTCTGTCAATAATATCTATCATTTTTCCGTCCATTCCGGTTCGAGGAAAATTCCTTGGTTTCGTAGTGCATAAATCCATCGTTGTAAGCTTTGATTTCTTCGTCGGTCATGGACAAAGCCCGCCACCAAGGAAGATTGGGCGCGCATCCTGTAACGTATGTTACTCGGTAGTCCATTCCGGCTCCAGAAACAGCTTTATCAACTTCTTACGCTTGGCGAATTTCTTAATCTTAGGGTCCGGCGTTCCAACATGCCAGTGAAAGCAATGCGGGCAACGGTACACAATCCGACCGTCCCGGCGCTCCGCAGCTTCCAGAGCTCGCCTTTGATGCTTGAACGTAACCTTGCCGTCGCACTGACTAAGACGGCTGGTCGCGGCAGTTCGTTCGATGCGATCATCCGACATGGGGGATAAATACCACATTCGCCAGTCACCGTCACGCCGACCTCCTGCCAAATCCTGGATATCTCGGTGCCTTCGGTGGCCCCTTATGCCGCACTGCATCCAACTCCTGCGCGCGACGTTCCTCGTCCGAACGTAGTAGGCCATTGTCGCGGAGGTGTTTGATTGCTTGTGAAGAACTATCGACCAAATCGTCGTGACGACCTTTCGGAAATACGGCCATTTCATCTTTCACGGCATCCGCCCATCCCCGATCAGGAGCGTAAACCATTTCCTGCGAGAACGTAGGCTGTACCGCCAAAGCCCGCGCTACCTTATCTCCCTTCGGCTCGACCAGTTCAATCGACCATCCTTCCCTACCATGGGAATTTCGCAAAGACTGTGCCGTCGAAATACCAGACGCCTTGTTCTCAATCAGTAGCTTATCAGCCTTAAACCGCTTGCAGGTATCGGCAACCCATTCGACTAGCCCCCAATGCGGCATGGCCCTGCGGCGCCAGACTGCATCATGCTCGCCCGGATGAACCTCGACCTTAGGACCGGAGAACGCCAGCTTCTTGCTCCATGCATGAACCAGCATCGCCCGATTGTATCCGTGCTCGTTCTGGAAAATCCCCCATACCGTCAACGCGGATGGGTCGTTCTCTTCCTTTTCAGTAAAGGCACCATCTAATGACGCCACGATGTACGAGAACGGCGGAAATTTCTGCCCGTCATTGGTCATAACCAACTCGCCAGGTTGCCACCATTCGCGCTTGAAGATGCCGCCGCCACGGGCTTCCGGAGTTTGCTGATATTGTGCGGCCCAAGCATATGGTCCCTTTTCTATCTCTAGGGCCTTTACCGCCTTCTCTGGAAACCTTTCTTCCCATGCCAGCGTGCCGTTGCACTCTTCCGGTGATTGGCGCCATCTAGGATCAACCCATCCGATCGATGTGGTGTACGGATTGCCGTGTTCATCGGCGTCCCAGACGTATTCCATGGCAATCGAGAGATGGACGTAATCAAACCCAAGTTCAAGGATGGTTCCAGATACATCGCCCTCGCCAACGCGCTGCATGATGACAATGATCGACCCGGTATCAATATTATTCAATCGGTCAGACATTGATTCGCGAAACCAACGCACCGTTTCGGTTATTACGGTGGTTGATTCGGATTCCTTCACGTTGTGCGGGTCATCTAGGAATAATTTGTCCGCGCGCTCGCCAGTGCCAATGCCTCCGACAGACGTTGCCAGCTTCCATCCGTGCTTGTCATTTGAAACCTTGACCGCGCCCATTTTACGAAGATGCACTTTACTCCCGTACATCGCCTGATATTCAGCCGACATAACCAAGTCGCGAAACTTTTCATTGTCGCGCTGGGTCAGTCCAGACGAATACGAGAATGCGATATAGCGAAGATGGGGAAGGTTCATTGGCCCCCACTCCCAGGCCGGTAGAAATACATCTACCAAAAGACTCTTCATCGCGCCTGGGAACACGTTCACAAGCAGCTTTTTAATCTCGCCAAAGGTGACAGCTTCCAAATGCTCGGCAACGGCCTCCAATACCCAAGATGACATAAACGGAGTGTCCGGCTCCAACACATGCCAGAAGTACCGCACGAAGCTCAGTAGCCCTCCCTGCCATACGCCATCGTCATCCCGATAGCCCCGGACGCAATGATCTGCCTTCGCCATCCTGCGGCGTTTCTCGGCTAGAGTGGCCGTGAACTTCTCTATCTCTGCACGGGGAACGGGGCGGTTCATTTGGGCTTGAATGCGGGTTGGTTAGTTCCTCGAACGGCATAAGTAGTCAAACCCAACTTCACACCATGCATAACAATTGTCATCAATACATCAGATGTTGCATTAAACCTCAGATATCTAGCTCTAGCCAATGGCTCCATCATCATTACAGCTCTCTCATATCTATCCAGAGCTATATCGCGCGATAATTGGGGCATCTCCATTATTTCAAATGCATCAAAACCATCATCGTTAGGAAGTTCCACCGGGCGCTTGTCACGAATATCCCAAATTTCATCGGTCATCATTCCGCCCTCACCGCTTCACTAATCGTTTAGTGGCTGGATTTTGCATCTTCATATAATCCATGGCCATATCTGCCATGGTCGGCGGCGATTTGGTCGCATAGACCGGACCCTGCGTACCATCGCGCCTCGCCCGTCCCTTGGGCTGGCGGGGATCACCAATGCGGGGGCGACCGCGCTTGTTCTTGGCGGCGCGGGTTGCCTCGCCGTTGGACCTTTGCTGTTCTTCTTTGGTCATTTGCATTCACCTATCGGTAGGTATTTCAAATCGGTATCTGCAATTGTCACGGCTATCTTCATTCGATCTTGTCCGTTCCTGACACTGTGGCAAGCCAAAGAGAAATCCTGAGAGCTTCCTTCAGGCTCGGTATTTCGCGATCATTATTAAATATGGCGTTTAGTTCTAAGGTAACCGATGCTTTAATCGCGTTTTTACCGATTAGGAAATTTGGCTTGAAGCTTTTCGGAACGGGGGGAAACACCGAATTTCTTGGTACTTTGTAGCCAGACTTTCCCATTACTTCCTCTCTACAATGTCAATCATTGTGATCTCCGCAACGCAAGCATCGCCTTGGAACGCCCCATGTGGGCTGGGTGTGGTGGTTCACCAGTCGGCACCAAATTACTACTGGATATGCGGCATATCGCTTGTATCGAGCTACAAATAATCTCACTGTTCGCTCCTGAATTTTACGAGGGCCATGTACGCACCGAATGCCACGAGCGCGAGTTTGAGCGTCTTGGCCGTCTCGTACTCGCATCGATAGAACTCGATTTGCTTATCAAGGCTCATTGCCCCTCCTGACCGCGTTCTGGTGCTTGCGAAGACACTGCGGTCAGGTCCATCAAGCGCCGCAGCAGTGCTGCCTCTTTGGTCGCACGATCAGTTCCACGTTGCAAGGGTTGAATCCAGTCGTTTTTTAATGAATCGTCCTTGATACATAGCCCATCAAACGCCCACTGGACGCCTTTGCAATAGATCGTACCTGCGGGAAGCAGCAGGAATGCTTTGCGATCAACTACCCTCATTCTGCCCTCACTGACACAACCGGCCCCTGCTGGCCTTTCCGCTTCGCCCTCCCTTGTTCGATCAATTCCGCGACCGCGTACCG